AAAGTTATAGAAATATATTATTATGTACTCAAAATCTATTAAATCTATTATTATATATAAAAAATGATATAGTAATAATATATAAAATATAATAACAATAAATGGTTAAAAATACTTGTGATACAACTTGTAATGTTGAAGAACCTCAAAATACAAATGCAAAAAGTATTCGCGAAGAAGGACTTGATAAGTTTTATACTATTCCCACTTGTTCCAAAAAATGTATAGATAAGATTTGTGAATTATATGATATTGAAAAATGGGATATAATAGTTGAACCAAGTGCTGGAAACGGTAGTTTTCTAAATCAATTACCAACTGATAATAAAATTGGAATTGATATATTACCAGGACATCCAAATATAATTAAACAAGACTTTTTCGGTTATTATCCACCATTGAATAAAAATAATATTTTGGTTATAGGAAATCCTCCTTTTGGTAAGATTAGTTCATTGGCAATTAAGTTTTTTAATCATTCCGCAAAATGGGCTAATGTTATAGCATTTATAATTCCAAGAACTTTTAGAAAAATAAGTGTCCAAAATAAACTGGATAATATGTTTCATTTGGTATATGATGAAGAAATATCAAATAATCCATGTTGTTTTTTTCCAAAAATGATGGTCAAATGTTGCTTTCAAATATGGGAAAAAAAAGAAACTAAAAGACAAAATATTACTCTACCTACAACACATACCGATTGGGACTTTTTAAGATTAGGATCAAAAGACGCAAATGGACAACCTACGCCTCCAGTAAATGCAGAATTTGCGATGCGTGCATATGGGGGCTGTATCGGAAAAATAGAAACAGAAAGATTAAATGAATTAAGACCTAAAAGTTGGCACTGGTTTGTATCAAAAATTGATAAAAATATACTTATAGACAGATTTAAACAATTAGACTATTCGAATAGTTTAAATACAGCCAGACAAAACTCTATGGGAAAAGCTGAATTAATCTCATTATATTTAGACTTCTTGAACTCTAAAGAGTAATAAATCCTTCCAACATTTATCGCCATATTTTGGACGAATAGAATATTCTTTATCATTTGTTATATTGTCTAAATCTTCTTCAGTTATTTCCCCCAATTTTGATTTTGTCCCATGAGCATAACCACCATATTTTAATATTATTTCTTTTATATCTTTTTTTGTTAGCTTGAAAATAAATAATTCTCCATATGTTTCAACGTTATCGCAATTTAAATAATAAGCAGTTAAAATATATTCACAACAATGGTTCATTCGTAATTGGACATAGTTGAATTTATTGTGTTCTTTTCCTCCATTTGAGGCTTTAATTTCAATATTTGTATCATTATGTAATAAATCGCCATTACATAAAGATGAATTATTTTTTTTCATATTATATTTTTGTTTTATAAAATGTTCTATTAATGGTCCGGAAACTTGACCAGATAATTTGTGTATTTTGCAATAAATATGTGCTTGTTTAATGTTATGTTCTTTCATTATTTCTATTTTATAATTACAGTTTGGAGTTTTTAATATATTTTTTAACTCAATCTTAATTTCATCATCTTGTAATTTGTTATTTGTAATTTCCATTTAATTATAATTACTATTATATTATTATACAAATCATTTTTCAAATAAATTGAGTAGAAAAGCGTATAATCTTTTTATTTCAAGAATATTTGCAAAAGTTTAAAAGTTATAGAAAAATATATAAAAAATGATATAAAATATTACTTACATTTTTTACAATATAAATGAATAAACAAGAAGATGAAATAAATAAATATAGTAATTATCCTCCTTTAGGAAGTGGTATAAAATACTATAAAGGATTGGATAAATATATAGACACAGAAGGATTTAAATTTAATATAGAAGACGAGATAACAATTAATCAATTTGGAGAAATAATAGGAGAAGAACCTATATATATTGGAGAAGCAGGATTTTGCGATAGAAACAATGTACCTTTGACGTATAAAAAAGATGGTTGTGTTAAAAAGTCTAAAAAAATAATTGATAATGTTGATTATGAGGATGATATTGTTATTTATAAAGGTGTATCTCCATTATGGACTGATGATGAAACTGAATGGTTATATATAATTACTATAGATAGTCATATAATAAAGATAGGTATGACCATAACATCGGTAGCATGTAGATTTGGATCTTATTCTTGCGGTGATAGAAAAGCTATGAAAATTGGTTCTTGTTCTACAACAAACTTTATAATTAATGAAGTATGTTATACTGGTTTGCTTTTAAATAAAAAAATAGATATATATGGTATAAAAATAGAAAAAGAAACAAAAAATATTACAAGATTTGGTAAAACATCGACAATACAATTATCAACAGCAAGAAGTATAGAAACAATGGCTATAAATGTTTTTAAAGAACATAATAATAATAAATTACCAATATTGTGTCAGCAAAATGGAAAATAATATATCATATATTATTTGTTATATAATCTATTTCTTCTATTGTTATATTAAAATGTTCGTAAATATCTTTATGAATGCCTGTATATTCTATTTTTGGTATTGGAAAACTTTGTAAAATTCTAATATTATTAAAATTACCCCAACGACATATATTATTTATAAATACATATATTGGATGTTCCAATATTTCTTTATATTTTTTTGCTTCTTCTTCATTTGAACATAATATAAATACAATAGATTGTGTCATACCGCAGTTATCAATAAAAACATTGTATTTATCTGTAGTTGATATAAATACCTTATGTCCTTCCTGAAACTTATGAGGCTTTGAAGAATATACTGTTTGTTTTGGAGTATGAATTAATTTATATTTAAATATTTCTGTTTGTGTTTCATTTATAAAAGATGCTTTTGTATATTTGTGTAAATCACTACTTGTTTTAACATCGAACCTTTCTAATTCTTGATTATCCAATGTTTTTGATAATATATTTTGAACAATATTATTATATAATAACGGAATATATTTGCGTTTTTCCGATATAACAGAACTAATATACTCTTTTTTTTTCCATATACCTGAAATATTTATATTTTTATAACTTGGACTATTTTGTATAATATACCAAGTAAAACTTGAACCAATTTTTTTAAAATATTTTTTAGCAGTGTGAATGTCTAAATGTATTATTTGCAAAGATGTTATAACCTCTATTAATACATTTCTATCCGCATATGACATCCAATTATCAGGAGTAATAAATAAAATATATCCATTCGGTTTCAATTGAGATAATGCCTTTTCAATAAAAACCTTTATCAAATTATGGTTTTTAGAAGCTCTTTTACCATTTTCAAGTAATTTAGCATAAGGAGGATTAGCAACAATTAAATCATATTTTTTAGGATTATCAAAAACAATAAAGTCGTGATTTGTTATTTGTAACTTATACTTTTCGCCACAAAAAACTTTATTAACATTTACAAGTCTATCAGTATTAATATCATTAAACTCCAATATTTGCTCTAATATTATTTTTTTATCGTGATATTTTAACAATTCGTATAATATTGGAATACTAAAGTTTCCATTTCCGCAACAAGGATCTAAAATAGAAAGCTCTTTATTTTTCCATAAATCAATTGGAACTTTACTAATCATATCTTTAATGCAATTTATTGGTGTTGGTTCATCATTACTATTTTTATATGTACTTTTATCTTCATTTAATATTTCGTCATAATATTTACTAATTTCTTCAAACGAAGACAAATCAATATTATGTTGAATTATTTGAGAAGATACAGATAAATCAATATTTGCCGGTTTTATACATTGTGTCTTTCGCATTTTGTGTTTTAAATATTGAGATTTATTATTGAATTCTTTCTCGCATTTTTCACAAATATTCTTAATCATTGTATATTTATATTAAATATTCTAATAAATCAATTTTTATATAATATAAAAAAATAACATATATAATATTCAACTAATATTCTAATATTTAATTACAAACATATCTCATCATAACATTCATTGTATATAATTCTTGGTTCAACAGTTTGAAAGCATATGGAATTCTCACTTGTGCTATATCAGTATTATTTTTACAATATTTACAATTATAAATATTTTTTTCAGTATTTACATTTGCGTGTAATCCACACGTTTTACAGATAAATACACGATAATTATCTGATACGTGCAACATTCTCTCAGCCAAGAAGTTAGCTGTTCCGTGTGCGATGAAACAATCTCTTTCCATCTCTCCCAACCGAAGACCTCCCGAACGTGCTCGTCCTTCACTCGGTTGCCTCGTTAGCATAACAATAGGACCATTTGAACCTCTTGAATGAACCTTATCTGATACCATGTGTTTAAGTCGTTGATAATATGTGGGACCAATAAATATTTCAGTCCTAATTTGCTCACCTGTTCTTCCATTATACATTATTTCATTACCATATCTTTCCATTCCAGACTTTTCTAAAACTTTTGCAATATCTTCTACAGAACAATCATTATAAGGAGTTGAATCTCCAAACGCTCCAATATGACAACTTGCTTTACCCATAATACTTTCCATTAATTGTGCGATTGTCATACGCGAAGGAATAGCATGAGGGTTCATAATAATATCAGGAACAATACCATCTTTTGTATAAGGCATATCTTGATGTTTATATGTCATACCTATAGTTCCTTTTTGGGCACTACAACTTGCACATTTATCACCTATTTCAGGTTTTCTGTTTTTACGAATACGAACTTTACAAAACTTATAACCTTCACTGTTAATACCATTATAATTCATATCAATATAACCGTCATCATTTGACTTCATTGTTATACTGTTATCGACATATGTAATTTCTCCATTAATTTTTTTAGGCATAACCTTACCTACTATAATATCATTTCCAGTAATATGCGTATTTTTCTTTACAAACCCATCTTCTCCCAATTTATCATAAGAATAAGGTTTTTGTTCAGATTTATTAACAGGATTTGTAAATATTTCTTCTTCGCCTGTACTATGATTTTTATTACAAACGTCGCGGATTGCTTTATAATAAGTGCTTGTAAATAAACCTCTGTCTAATGCTGATTGATTAACCATAATACTATCTTCTTGATTAAACCCTGTATGTGTCATAATTGCTACAATCGCATTAACGCCAGATGGAAGTTTATGAGCCATTGTATATTTTGATAATTTCGTGGATACAAGAGACTTTTGAGGATAATTTAAAATATTACCCATTGTATCTATTCTTTTATTGAAATTACTTGAATAAATACCAAGTGCTTGCTTCCCCATCGCACAATTACTAATAGCGAATGAATTACCACCAATAAAACTATGATTTGCACTATCAACTGTTATATCTGATATCTTATTATTATTATTTGTAGATCTATAATGAAATGGTACAAACAATAAGTCACCTTTAACATAAACATTTTGTTTCCAACTATCAACATTTTTATATACTAATGTTTTATTGATATCATTAAAGTAATTCGTATAGAGATTATATTCATTATTAATTGCTAATTCAATATGAAGTTCCTTGTTATAACAACATCCAATTCTTTCATAATAATTAGATATATTGTATATATCGTTAACATCAGTAATATAATTGAATTTTAAAACAGCTTTAACAATGTTTTCAATTTCATTATTAGCATTATTAGATAATATTGATTCAATATACTCGTTTAATGCTTTAATATTAGAGCACTTGCACGATAAATACGATGACGCAAAATTAAGCATTGCTATATTGGAACATTTATTAATCCACGAAATATCATCACATAAATGTATAATAAATATAATATAATTAGTATCGAAAATATTGTGTTTCTTAAAACCTATTTGCGAAACATCACGAATATAATCATTAATATTTTTTTCCATATTTTTTCCTTTATTAACAATATAACATCCGGCGATACGAGCTATTAAATTAATATTTTCATTATCATTGTTTAAAGGATATAATCCTAAATATTTATAAATATTTCTATTATTACCATAATTGTATTTAGATAAATCTACCATATTCTCACAAATCGCAAACTTTACGATATTAGCCCGCGAATGATAAGATTTAATATATATTCCCAATTTAGTAGTTGAAGAATCAAAGTTATCAGATATTTCCCATCCTTTATCTGTCATAAACTTATGGTCAAATGTAGCAATTAAAGTACGCCCACTAACAGTTGTAATATTATACACTTTTTTATCAGTATCTCTATTATAATGTGCGACAACAAATGTGTTTTCTGTTTCCATTGTTTCGGGATTAAAACATACAACCTTATCTCCAACTACAACATCTTTTATATGTTTAAAATTACCATTTGATAAATATACCTTTTCCATTTGGTTGATACATTGGTAACAATTTCGCGGAGATTGATTATGATCACTAAACGGGATATTAACACCAAGGATTCCATTCATTAAACTTGGATGAATTTCGCAATGAGTATAGCAAGGTGGTAAAGCTGTTCCTTTAATACTTTCTTCAAGATCAATAGGGAATGTCGCAATCATAGAATGATTAACCTCGTCACAATCAACATATTCAATAAAACCTTCTTCATCAAGATAAGATTCTGGGTCATCTGGATATTTTGTATTTTCGTTCGGTGTAATAAAATAATCAAAATGTTTATCATATATGAATTCGTCCCACGTAATATTTTTTCTTTTAAGAATTCTTTCAATGCGAAGAACGCGTCTTTTTAAAATAGGGTCATAATCTACAATATATAAAGGTCTGTACATACGACCTGCTTCGGTACTAATAATAATATTAGACTTTTGAATATTCCAAGCAATAGATGTCATAGGATGAATAAAACCACTTCGTTTATAATGTTTAAGTTTTCTATATAATTCGTCAGGATTATTATGATATCCAATTATATCGCCATTTATCATGATATACACATTGTATTTATTTCCCATATTTTTAAGAAAGTCAATTGCGTTTTTATCAGAAGAATTGGAATTATATGAATCGTCATATATAACAACTCCAAGTTCAATTATAACCTTTCGAATATGAAAACTATTCATAGCAATAGAGATATTTGTACTTAACGCCATATTTTTTACTAAACCAACTGAACTTCCTTCTGGTGTTTCGGCGGGACAAATCATTCCAATTTGAGAATTATCAAGTTTTCTTGGCTGAACTAACTTTCCATTTTTTTCCATAGCTGTATTAATTCTTCTCAAATGCGATAGAGTACTTGCATGCGACATTCTATTAAGAACCTGTGATACTCCTTGTTTTATATTTTGAAAACTTCCAATACTTTTAATACCCCAATTACCTGTAGATAACGAATATTTAATCCAAGATTCTAAAAGAGATTGTTTGAAAAATCTGTGAATACTAATATCTGAAATAATATTTGCAATAGGTGTATTAGTATTTCCTCTCCATAGATTTAATTCTTTTTCAATAGCAACCTTAAGTTCTTTAGTCATTTTTCCATAACATTGTCTGAATAAATTACTCATAAGAACTCCTGGTGTATCAACTCTTTTATTAATATAAGAGTCGCGATTGTCATAGTTATCATATCCCAAATAGATACGAATCATTTTACGAATAACATAACCAACGTACAGAGCTTTTCTTCTATAATTTTTTCCAACGTGTGGGAGAAAGTCGTTTCTCAAGTTATTTTGAAGCAATGTTCTATTTACCGAATGTTCATTATTCTTATTTGACCCAATCATAATTTTAATAAGGACATTTTCGGCATCTTCTTGCGTTTTGATATCACAAGAATCTTCGCAACATGCCATTAACTCATTAATAATGCGTTGATTTTTTTCTTGATCAGTGTCATAAATAATATGATGAATGATTTCTTTATCACTAATAACACCAAGAGCACGAAATATAACGAAAATAGGAACTTCAGATCTAATAAATGATGTATTAATACGAATAATACGACCCATATGATTTAATTTACCGCTCATATTAAAACTTGTAGTCTTTGGAGGTAAATATGTAGAATCGCACATAGATCTAATTTCTGCATATAATCCTTCGCTGTTATTATTAGGGTGAAAAACAAGTGTCTTATTTTCATTAATTCTGTCTTGAGAAATAAGAGCCTTTTCATTACCATTTATGATAAAATATCCACCTGTATCATATATACATTCGTTGTTATTTTCTTCACATATCCCTTGCATTTGACTTAAAACACAAAGTTTAGAACGAACCATAATAGGAATTTTTCCAATATATATTCCATTAACAGTTTTATCAAACTTTTCAGTCATACCGTTTTTGTAAGTAACTTCGGTTATTACATGAACATTAACATAAACACCACTTGAATATGACATGTTATTCATACGAGCAATATAAGGTGTCATAATATTCTGTGTTCCATCAGGCAACTGATAACTCGGCTTTGTAATTGTTGGTTCTAGAATATTAATTGAAATATTATAAGTGTTATCTGGCGGTGGTGTATCGTTTTTAGGATTTGTAAGTTTAACTTTAATAGGATTAAAGCCGTTTATTATTTGTCCTAAAGTATGTTCAGAAAACTTATTATAACTATCAATTTGATGCTTTACAAGTGGGTTTGAAGATTCGAGAGAACCACCTTTTTCAAAATATGTGTCAAGAACATCCCAGCAATTGTTAGAAGTCATTATCTTGGACAATAATAGGTATTTATTTATATTTAATATATTCTTAAATATCAATTTTTATTTTTTTGTTATTTATAACTATATATTTTACAATTTATAGTAAAAAATGATTGATTTTATATTACAATTTATTATACAATGAATTAAAAAATACTTATTTGTTTTTCAACATTTATAGGGTTCATATTATATAAAATTAAAAATAATATTTGAAGAGTTTTTGCAAAATTACTCTCATAGATATATAGATGAAGAAAAAGAGTTTTTGATATATATTAAAAATATTAATAAATATATATCATTTCGTAATGCAAGAAATAAATATAAAAAGTTTCTATATTATAAAAATATAACTAAAGTACTCGAAACTCGTAATAATATTATTGCGATTGAAGAAGAAAATATGAAAAATTATTTGAAAAATAATTATATAATTAAAAAATTATATTTAATATAAAAAAAGAAAGGAATTGTTCAAAAACATTAATTTAGATAATTAGTATAAAGTTTTATTTATTTTTTGAGATTTTTATAGAGATTTTTATAGAGATTACAATGTTTCATCGTGAAAATGTTGATATTTCAATGGTGCATAATACTCTTTAAAAATACTATTATAATTAATATTTGCTGTATTTTCTTCTTTTTTAATTAAACTTTTATTTACATTACTTTTTTGCTCTATTAAAGTTTTAATGTCAGAAGTATTTTCAGCGTTTGAAGTATTTGTATTCATATTACTTCTTTTATTTAGTAATATAAACTTGATAATCACATATCATTTTTTATTATTTTGAGTAAAATTATTAAATTAAAACAACATCATATTCTTCTTTTTCTACATTACCGCCGTCATTATAAATAAATGAATAATTAGTAACTTTATCAAAATCTTCACACTTTACAATATCATCTTCGTTATAATTGAAGGAAATATTGATAAGTTTTTCGTATTTATCTGCCAATATAGAATATTTATTTTCTAAATCGATATGTTTATTTTCAAGATCAATATATTTATCTTCTAAATCAATATATTTATCTTCTAAATAAAAATTATGTTCTCTTAAATCAACATATTTATTAATAATAATATTATATTTTTGTTTATCATATTTTATCATACTTTTAATTTTTGCGTTTTCTTTTTCAAGACAAAACTTTCTATTAGGGTTATTATTAAAAAAATAATATAATATTGAATACATTTATAT